CTGAAAACCAGCGACCAGCGAAAATAAGACCTATGATAGATCTCAATCTGACCTAGTAAAACCCGAAAACCGGTCTAACGGGCATGGCCCGCAGAGACAGAACCTCTACGATGCCTCTAGCAAGTCCAGCAAGGCATCTAATTCTGCTTTGCTCTTCGAATCCTTACCCAAGCCTAGTTTAGCAACCCTAGCCTCGATTTCAGCCCTTCTTAACTTCTTAGCAATCTCAGCCTCCCGGATCAAGTCCAGCTTATCTACAATTGCCTCTCGCATGATATCTGAGAGGGATGAGTTAGTCATTTTAGCAGCATCGGACAATGCGCTGTATAATGATTGGGGTAGACGAACCGCGCATGTAATATCCTTATGCTCTCGCTCATCGATGTGTTTTTTGTGTTTTTTGATGCTCATATCTATGTGTTTTTTAGGGTGTGTGTCATACATTGTGTTACAAATTGTCGACAATATCAAATTTTATTTTACATTTATTATGAATTTGACTCCTATACAGAGATCCCCAACCGGTTGATTCCTTCTGTATACCAATGCATAACAGTGTTATGCGAGATAAAAAAAGTACGCAGATAAATGTGCGAATGGATAAGTCTATGGCCGAAGGCCTTCGACTTTTGGCCGATGAATTGTTGACTACACCCAGTCAGATTGTCCGGAAAGCGGTACATGATTATTTAATAAAATGCAAAAGCAGCAAACAAAAGGGATAATCGCCTTTGACCCGGGCAAAGCGGGAGGAGCTTCGGTTCGTCATCTCAACGGATCTATTGAACTGCATAGTTTTAAGACTGAGAGCGGATACCTTGAGATTTTGCAACCTCTCCTCCCCTCCAGCTACGAGGTTGTCATCGAGGATGTCCCGGCTTTTGTCAGCTCCGCAACGAGCAATGCCTCTAGTTTTAAGCTTGGACATAATTTTGGATTTATAGTGGGGATGTCTCGGGCTCTTGGCTTTGCGACCCATCTCCTTCGGCCTCAGACCTGGCAGAAAGGACTTTCGGGCCTGAAGCCTAAGATGGGATATACTGAACGGAAACGCATGCTTAAAGATAATGCGATTAGGTTATATCCGGATTTGAAAATAACAAACGCAACCGCGGATGCGGTATTAATAATGAATTATTGGGATCGGCATGGACGTATTTAATTATATTTTAGTTTTTGTGATAATAGGCTTATTGGCCTTAGAGATCTACCTCCACCTTTCGGAATGAGTCTTACGGCCGATGGCTTTGACGGCTGCCTCATTGGTAAGGACAGCAAGGATCGAGCGATCTATGATGCGGATGCTATGATAGAGGTTTTGATGGTCCGGGATGAGATGGATCGTGAGGATGCGGAAGATTATTTTTGGTATAACATTGATGGAAGCCACCTGGGGGCTGACACCCCTATATATGTATTTTTAAATTATGACAGATAGTAAAATTGGAGAGGTAATCGGAGAAATCCGAGTAATTAAAGTAGCGAATCCCGAAGGATCCGACCGACCATTTCATTTGGAATTGGAGATCGATGACGGGATAACAGGTGAGATAGTAAAGTACGGGAGTGAAGTTCTTGGCCATTTAGATCTTTTATCCTGTGGCCTGCGAGGCGCATTAATAGAGGGATTGGCCCGGGAAAAGAACATGTAAGAAAAAAAACTTTAAAAAAAGTTTGACGGGTGTATAACATTATTCTACCTTAGCCATATCACAAAAATTCACCGGGGACTGCAATCCCCGAGATTTAATAACCAAAAAACCACACACCAAAATATGAGCATAGATAATAAATTACACCCCGACGCCGAGAAAGCGCTTCGGAAATTGATTCTCGATCTTTGGGGCTTCGAGATAGAGACCGAAGATACTGAGGAGTCTAATGAAAAGTTCAACGGCATTTGGCAGACAGCTGACAGCCTTTTGATCAGATCCCTTGAACTTCTCGGCTTCGATTGCATCGAAGATTTCGAGGAATCCGTATGGGCTAAGAAACCTGAGGAGGCATCGGCATGATCAAGGAAGATACAGTAACCTTTACCGATGAGATCGCAAATTCCGTTGAAATGGATTTCGAGCTCAACGACCCGATCAAATTAGATTACACCGATCCGCACGGGGTTGAGATTGAAATGAATCTCGACCTTCGACTTAAGGATTCGGCCGGCAACATCTGGACCATCGCCCCGGAGGATAAATCCCCGATCATCCACTTATTGAGGGAGGACGGAGCATGAGCCGCGAGAAAGAATCAAATGATTACGATGAGATCCTCAAGCACCTTGAAATCTGGACCCAAGAGCTTGCGGCCCGAGGCCCGAGGGCTATCGATGTTATCCAAAGGGAGATGCATGATTACCTTGGGAAGAAGATTGATGAGGAATTATGGAGCCCCGAGCCCTGCATCGATTTTGATCATCAGAAAGGATATAAATGATGAGCGATGCCGAAGCCGAAGCAGAAAAAGTGGAGCTCTTCATGGAAGGCGTTCAGATATTATTATCAGAATTTGGGAAGCGCTTACCGATGGAAGAGATGGCCAATTGTTTTCTCTCAGTGGGCTATGACATGATGTATCACATTGCCGAGGAGAGTATGCCCGGGGGAACGAAAGAAGACATATCAAATTCGGTCGAAGAATACAGTCGGATAATAGTTTCTCAACTTAAGGAGGATGTATGGAATCAAGCTTAATACTTAAAATAGCCGCGACCTTCGGCCTATGTCTTTCGACCCCAAGCTGCAAGCCTGCGACCAATGGCAGCGACTTGGTATCGTACCCTTACAAATCACACAACTACAACTACAGAAAAGGAGACCCCTGCCCGTATGGAAATGCAAACAAAAAGAATGGCGAATCAATTAGAACAGATGACGGAAACCGTGGATGGGATCGTCGATCGAATACAGAAACTGGAGACTTTATTATCTCAACTGGAGAGTTCCCGACCGGTGCTTTATATCGACGAGGACACCGCGCTTTTATCATCGAACGAGGCGGACATACGCTTCCTCAAGGGCAAGGCGGAGGGCGAGTTAAATGAACTGTCCGATCTGTGCAACGAACAGTTACGTAAAGGAAACTAGGCATGTCGCAAAATATACCAGAAGACGTTGTGAGTGCCCTACTTGCGGGACGCGATTCACCACTCGTGAATACTTCCAAGAAGACCTCGCAATCATCGCGGAGGAAACCAAAATGCTCCGGGAATTCTACGAAGCCCACAAAGGCACGCGCCCTGAACCGCGTGGGTGGAGTAATAAATCACCACAAGGAGGACTCAACCGACGCAGACAACCGCTTGAGAGAGTTTATGACGGGCTTAAGGAGCACGCAGTTAAAAAATGAGGACAAAGAAATTGTCGAGCATTGGTATGACCCGGAAGAGGGGAAGCAATATACTTTACAGGAGATTGCCGATATTATGGGAGTTAGCCGCGAGCGTGTTCGCCAGGTTGAAGAGACCGGGCTGCGCCGGATGTGGCGATTCCTTTCAATAATGAATAAACGCGAAGGGCTTACACAAGATGACTGGCTTAAAATTTTTGAGGAGACACATAGTGGGGAATCTACCATCTACATGCCCTGAGCTATTCGCGTGGCAGAAAAGCCACAGCGAAACTCTGATAGACAGTTTATTGGTTAATGGTTATGCCAAGGACGGTAGTGATACTGGCACGGGTAAGACGGTCATAGCTCTGACCGTCGCCCGCCGCCTTGGACTTGAGCCCTTTATCGTTTGCCCCAAGGCTGTTGTCCCGAGTTGGACGGAGTGGGCTCATAAATTTTTGTATAGTGCCCCTCAGGTTTTTAATTACGAAAAGATTCGTACTGGAAATACTAGGTACTATACCAAGAACAAACAAACAAAACGAGCTGGACGATGGTCTATCGACCCTGCAAAAACCCTGCTTATTTTTGATGAGGATCACCGATGCAAATCGGCGAAAAGCGAGAATGCAAAGTTAATGATAGCTGGCAAGGAGAGAGGTATCCCTACCCTTTCCTTGGGAGCGACAAGCTGTTCAAATCCGGTTGAGATGCGAGCACTTGGTTATTTGCTTGATATGCATAATGACGCGGGTTGGTGGAACTGGTGTCTAAAGAATGGATGTAAGCGTGGAGTCTTTGGAGGGTTAACCTTTCGGGGATATGCTTCAGTTTTAAAACGACTCCATGATCACATCTATAAGGACGGCCGGGGGAGTAGAATTCGCATCAAGGATCTACCCCCCGGTTCATTCCCTGAGACTTTGGTTATTGCAGATGGCTATAATCTTGGAGGAGATGGTTCTTCAAATACAGATTTGATTTATCGGGACATGAAGGCTGAGCTTGAAGCCTTAGACCTTCGACGTGAGACCGATGAGGATAGCGCATTGACCATTCAATTACGGGCACGGCAGGAAGTAGAATTATTAAAGGTACCGATCTTTGAAGAGTTAACTGCTGATGCCCATGCGAGCTCATCCTCAGTGGTAATCTTTGTAAATTTTCGAGATACTGCACAGGCTTTGATTAACCGGTTAAGTTCGCTGGATGAAAACATTGGTTTTATCGGAGGTCATCAGAACGAATTCGAACGTCAACTTGAGGTTAATAAATTCCAAAGGAATGATAGTCGAATATTGATTTGCATGACGCAAGCGGGAGGAACTGGGTTGAGTCTGCATGATGAAACCGGTGACTTCCCACGCATATCTTTAATAAGCCCGAGCTTTAGTGCGATTGATTTGCGTCAGGCATTGGGCCGGGTTCATCGGGCAACGGGTAAGAGCCCTAGTATTCAAAAGATAGTCTTTGCAAATGACACCGTTGAGATGCGTGTGTGCAAAGCTGTCCGGGAAAAACTTAACAATATCGATCTCATCAATGACGATGAGATGAATCCAATATTATGATTTTTAATGGGGCCATAGCTCAGTTGGAAGAGCGCCTGATTTGCATTCAGGAGGCCGTCGGTTCGATCCCGTCTGGCTCCACCATTTTAAGGCGGGGGGTACATCATGGGGGTAAGTTGGTATGTACATTCTTGAAACCCTCCGCCCTATTTTCCGCTCCCATAGCTCAGTTGGTAGAGCACATCCATGGTAAGGATGGGGTCATCAGTTCGAATCTGATTGGGAGCTCCATTTAATATGAAAACAAAAATAATAGCTATAATTCTCCGACCTTTGACTTTAGTCCGTCGGCTACTGAAAAAAACTTTCCAGCGCTCAGCCAGTGTTGATGCGCCTCCTAGCGAAAAGCTTGTGAGAAGACCATTTTTATAATTGCATAATGTTATGCGTATGTATAACACTATTAACAGAACAGAAACCACACACCACACCAAAAAATATGAGATTTGAACCAGACCACGATCCGGATCCATTGCGATCCAAATTTAAAACAATTAACAGCTTGGATGATCTTCCGGCTGATCGGACTGAGCTAATGAATGAGCTCAAGGAAAAGATATCAGATATGATATCGATTCACGAAAAGAATCACCCGGAAGACAACTCCATGGTAGCTTATACGGCATTCCAGGAAATGCAGATTCACACTCTCCAGCATGAGATTAAGAATATGTACACGGTAATGATGGAAATGGCCAGCGCTCTAGACGAGTTACAGAAATGAGTGAGGATAAGGATTTACCAATTATTAGAATCCTATCCGAAGAGGACGAGATGCATGTAAAACTAGAACTCGAAATGGAGGAGGAGACCAAAGACATGCTTGTTCGCTGGGGTAAGGAAGATGCAACCGACGAGGATTTCGTAAACATAGCAATCCGCGAAGGATTACTTAACACTTTAAAGGAGAGAGAGGAGAAGGCTGAGGATGAAGATACAAATAACTGATTTAGATAGCGAGTATACCGCAGAGATAAAAGACGGGTGTACATTGGACGAAGTAGTAACCGAGCTTAAAGGTTTACTCGTTTGCTGCGGCTTTAACCCTGCGACCGTTGACCAGAACCTTAATACTGGAGAGTGGGGGCTTGCTGAAGATGAGTAGTCCAGACGCACACCACGAGCTCGGGCCGAGCACATTAAAATATGTGGAAATTTGCCCAAGCTATCGATCTAGTAATGAGACCAATATTTTTGCTGAGGAAGGCACGAAGCTTCACGAAGCTGCTGAGACCGGCAATCTAGATGGGCTCGACGAGGAACAGATGAGATTAGTAATTAGCTGCCTTGATTATATTAAACCATTGGAGGACGGAGCAGATGATATCTATAAGGAATTACGAGTCAGCATCAAGCATGGGGAGTAGTGATGATGGGTACTCATCAATTGAGGGAGCGATCCGGCAAAGCACGGAGAACCCGATTGATGGCTATGAACTCACATTATTACTGGATAGGAAAATTGTTATCGGGCACGGACTCGTTGAACGCGGTGAAAGTTTATTCGTAAAGACCGCCGACGAGGAGATACCGATATACGCATTTAAAATGGATAAAAATTTAGAAGGGATATTAAAAGATGGCTACGATATTTGGAACAGTTGACTTTGTCAGCATTAAGGGAGACCACGCGGATGTGGTTGATTATAAATACGGAAGAGGAGAGGTTGATGATAGTGACATCAACATCCAGGGACAGGCATATTTGCTTGGGGTTATGGATAAATTCCCAAAGCTTAAGACTGCTACCGTTCATTTCATCCTCCCACGGCGGGATGAGATACTGACGCACAGTTACAAGCGGGAAGACATGGAAGATATCCGTCTTCGGATTAATTTAATCATTGAGAAGGCTCAGGCTGAGAATGCCGAAGCGATTCCTAATTCTGAAGGCTGCCGGTATTGTAAGCATAAGCTTTCATGCCCTGCCCTGTCCGATAAATTACTACCGCTCGCCAAGAAATACAGTGAGAGCGTAACTGATTTTGAGATGACTTTATGGGGGGATTATAGTCCCGAGAAAGTCGAAGATCCAATGGTCTTATCACGGATGTTAAATGTAGCACAAGTGGTAGACAAATGGCAGGCTGCTGCTAAGAAACAGGCATTGAAGCTGGCGGTTGAGAATGGTGAAGAAATCCCCGGGTACAATCTGCATTACCGAAATGCCACAGCTAAGATCGAGAATGGTCAGGAAGCCTATGATTCTGTATCCGATCTTTTAAGTGCCGATGAATTCATGGATGCGTGTAATGTGTCGGTATCTAAATTGGCCAAGGCTTATGGTGACAAACTTCCAAGGGGTGAGAAAAAGACCGCTCGTGGAGCCATAGAAACTAGGCTTGAGGACAGTGGAGTTTTACCGGCAGAAGAAGACCGGGAAAGATCTCCTTATCTCCGCAAGTCTCAAAATCTTTAATCTGAGTGTATAACATTCAGCATACAAACAAATACAAAATAACAAAATACGAAAATGGCAAAAGCAACATTAAGTGAAAAAGTAAGTGAAACGACATCAGACGCGGAAGCGGCTGGAGATATTATCGAAGGTTCCCCAACCGCATCCTTGGCGATTCAGCCCGGACAAGGTTTGGTCGGAGATTTCGATGCGAGCGATATATCGTTTCCTAAATTACAGATAGCTCAAGGCGTAGGAGCATTATCCGAAACCTATAAAAAAGGAACCATCGTTTTGGATGGTGAAACCGAAATCAGTGACGGCGAAAAAGAGGTTGAGTTTACCGTATGCCGTATTGGTAAGATGTTTGAAGAAAACATTGAATGGGACAGCGGAGAAATTCCTCGTATCATGAGTACCAAAGCGGAAGTTCTCGAAGCTGACCCAGAAGCTACCTTTGTGTGGCAAGATGGCACACCAGCATCATGGAAAGCAATAGCTGACGCGTTGGTCTGCATTAAAGGAGATAATCCTGATGACTTCCCATTCGAACATGACGGAAATAATTATGCCTTCGCATTATGGAGAATTAAAGGAACTGCATACAAGCATGCAGCAGTACCAATTTTTACAGCCGCAAAGATGTATTACCGAGAAGGTATTAATACCGGATCATTTAGGCTTACTACTGAGAAGGTGAAAGCTGGTAACAATTTCGTGCATGCTCCTAAGCTCCGCAAGGGAACGAAGCATGATCCCAAGTTCGTCGAATGGCTAAAAGATTTTAGCTAATTGTCTCATATCGATTAGTTGTGGTGTGTGAGGGGGTCAGAGTTGTGTTCTCTGGCCCCCACTACCACCGCGACATTCACAATTTCATAAAAACCACACACCATAATTATGAATAAGAAAGTAGCAGCACTAGATTTTGAGACCTTTTATAGTAAGGATTATTCAATAGCGGGAAGTTCTACCTACCAATATGTCACGCATCCTGAGTTCGATGCATACCTAGTATCAATTTATTGTCCCGAGTTTGAATATGTCGGGCTGACTAAGGATTACGATTTTACAAGGTTGGATGGGTATACTTTGATCGCCCACAATGCGTCGTTCGACCAACGAGTCTTTGAGCGATGCCAAGAAATGGGGATCATACCTCAGAATATTAAAGTCGAATGGGAATGTTCCGCCGATATGTGCGTATATTTCCAGTTCCAAAGAAATCTCAAGGGGGCCGCCAAAGAGCTCTTAGGGGTAGAGATGGACAAAGGGGTTCGTACTAATATGAAGGGCAAGACCTGGGACGACATGATCGCCATGGACGAATCTAAAGAGGTTCTTCAGTACGCACTGGATGATGCGAAGTTTACCTACCAGATTTGGGAGATGTACGGAGATAAATGGCCTGAAGAAGAAAAGCGATTGAGTCGGATGACCCGAGCGATGGCTTATGAAGGATTACCGATTGATGTAACCTTGATGGAGAATTCTATTAATCTATTAGAAAAAAGATTATTCGAAGCAAAGAAGGCACTTCCTTGGTACGGAGAAATTGATCCGGATACCAAGAAAGAATATGTCGTATATTCTAAGAAAGCATTGGCTATTGAGTGCCGTAAGCTTGGCATTGAGCCTCCCAAAAGCTTGGCGAAAGATAGCCCGGTTCTTGAAGAATGGATTAAAGAGAATGGCGATAAGATTTCGTTTGTTGCAGATATGCAGAATTACAACCGAATCAATATGCATTTGAAACGGTTACGCTCTATGCAAGATCGACTGACACCGGAAGGCAAGATGTCATACAACATGAAGTATTTCGGAGCGGATGCTACCGGAAGATGGAGTGGCGACGCTGGCTTTAATGTTCAGAATCTCCCGAGAGAATCAAAATACGGAGTCAACATTCGTAACTGCATATCGGCTGGAGATGGGAATACTCTGATAGTATCCGACCTTTCCCAAATCGAGCCAAGATTAACCGCGTTTCTCGCTGGCGATACCGATTTCCTAGAGCTTGTAGCTAAAGGGATGTCTCCCTATGAGGCACACGCAAGGCAGACAATGGGATGGACAGGCGGGAAATTAAAGGATGAGGATCCTGAGCTTTATCTACTCGCTAAAGTTCGTGTGTTGCAATTGGGCTACGGAAGTGGATGGTCAAAATTTGCTGAGACTGTAGCAATGTACGGGCAGACTCAAATTCTCGATCAGGATTTTAGCCGGGCAGATGAATTGAGATTTCAAGAGTACGCTGGGAAATACATGCCGGGAAAAGCGACGCTCTACCCTCAACTTCCGACCGACGACCGTCGACAATGGGTCAATGCCTTTATCCAGGTGATGGATTTTCGTGACAAGAATCAGAAGATCACACGGGCTTGGAAATCATTAGATGTGCAGCTTAAACAGACAGCGAGTGAAGGGAATGATTTTGAAATTCCTTTACCCTCTGGCCGGACGCTTAAGTACTTTCGCTGTCGGCATGAGCCCGACGGCGTAACATGTGCGACTCAAAAAGGATCGATTCGTCGGACCAAAATGTACGGAGCCAACCTCTTTCAGAACAGTGTTCAAGCGTTAGCGAGAGACTGTTTCGGATTTATAATGAATCGTATAACGGACGCGGGGTTTAAAATCGTCCTTCATGTACACGATGAAGTTGTCGTTGAAGTGGGCGAAGCGGGCGCTAAACACGCCACAAAAGCGATACAAAAAATCATGAGCACCCCGCCCATGTGGATGAAAGATGTACCAATCTCATCCGATGCAATAATTACAAAACAATACACCAAATGATCATAGGACTTACTGGAAAAAAAGGATGTGGAAAATCATCCGTAGCAAGAATAATAGCGGAAGAGTGGGATTACGGAATTAAAAGTTTCGCAACCCCCATTAAATTAATGCTGTCAGCCATGGGTCTGACTAATGATGAACTCTACAACCCCGAATTAAAGGAAGAAATAATTCCTAAGTTCGGTAAAAGCCCTCGGGAATTGATGCAGCTTTTGGGCACAGAATTTGGGAGAACATTAGTGTCTCAAAATATTTGGGTCTCATCATTGGAGACACATTTGGAGCCTCAAAGAAATTATGTAATCGATGATGTCCGGTTTCCGAACGAGGCCGCGATGATTAGGGCTCACGGCGGCGTTATTGTTCGAGTAGTCCGAGGATTGGATGACACTCCGGATGAGCATGTGTCAGAAGCGGGTATAAATTCCGAGCTGATAAATTACGAGATTCAGAATATTTCATGCTATTCAACCGATCTCAAATTAGCCGTTAACAATGTACTAGAGGAGGTATTGACTTATGGAGCTATTCGCGATTCCAAATCTTAGGGCTAGTCAGGTCAGTAAATCTAAACCTTGGGAAGTCGAATTCGAGCTTCCTGAGTTTAGAAATACCACAGAATTCAAAGCATGGGCCGCAAGCCCGAGCACAGTTTACTGCGCATATTCTACCGGCGAAGGAGTAGATCCCGGTCAGCGTGTGAGTGAAGCGAATCCCATGCGATATCTTCATGGCGTGACCGTTGATTGGGATGCCGATTTTACTGATGAAGAATTCGAGGAGATTGTCCGTCGGATGATTGATCATGAATACCCTGTTAATTATATTTCTAGAAGTTATAGCGGAGGGATCCACGCGGTTTGGTTTTTTGAAGACCCAATCTTTTGCCACGGATCTAAAACCAATGAGAAATTCCTTGGACGCTTGGCCAAAGAGCTGAAGCTTGATGGTAGAGACGCAATCGCTCGGGGGTTTGATTCCGGTATATTTAAAAGACAACACTATTTACTCCATGGACACGATTGGAAAGCAGTCAGTCCTGAGGCCCGGATTCCGACGGCCATGCTTCACTATTGGCAGTATGAAACAACAAAATCCGCAGATTTTCGTGGTCATGGCGTAGTTATCCCACTTGAAGCCGTTTACGCTGAGATCCAAAGGGTTTGGCCTGACAACCAATGGCCTACGGAATTTGTGGAAGGTAGCCGAGGACCGACCTTTTGGGATCCAGGTGGACAACATAAGACTAAAAATGCCGCGATTGTAAGGGAAACCGGCATGCAAGTATTTAACATGCCCAAAGGATTTTATACATGGGCTGAGATAACGAGCAATGAATTCGTAAGAAATTATGAAGTCGGACGGATCGGCAAGGCGATTGAGCATTATTGGTATGACGGGCGGAATTATTTCATCGAGGATGGAAGCGGTTCATTTATAATGAGCTTAAAAGAGGAATGCCAATTAGATCTCCAATGCCGACACAATCTTTCCGGTCGACCAGCGAGACACGAAAATGTATCGGAAGTTAAACAAGCTCTGTTTCAGATCAACTCAGCCAAACGGATTGAAGCTGGTCTACCCTTTTGCTTTGTAAAATCACAAATTGTTAAGCATGAAAACCGTCGTTATTTTAATACCGCTCGGGTGAGCCCTTTAACCCCGGCAGACCAAGCTGGCGAATGGGGAGCAGAATTCCCAGTCATTGCAAAATGGATGACGCATATGCTGGGTGAGAAACAATTGAAGTATGAATTAGCATGGTTGAAGCATGCTTATTTAAATGCTCATGCCGGAAAACCAAAGCGTGGACACGCACACTTTTTAGTCGGTCCTCCTAATTGCGGGAAAACCTTGTATAACACTATTATACTTGGCGGATTATTTGGGGGTGGAATTAAGGCATCAGAATATTTGACCGGTAAATCAGAATGGACAGATCACCTATTCGAATACGGCATGTGGTTGGTTGATGATGAGGCTCCGACCGCATCGAATGCTATGCATACAGCATTTACCGCTCGGCTGAAAGAGCACATCGCGAATGACACATTCTTGATTAATGGTAAATTTAAGAAGTCCGGGCGGGTCTATTGGAGAGGAAGAATCTCATGTACGCTGAATGATGACCCGGTTTCAATGAGGCTCCTTCCCGATTTGGATATGAGCATCAAAGATAAATTGATGGTCTTCAAATGCAATGACGGATTTAAATTCACCAAAGATATTAAACATGTCGTAACCGCTGAACTTCCGGCCTTCGCCGCTTGGCTTTTGGCCCACGAAATTGAGCCTAATCTTTTAGAAACACGGTTTGGAGTGAAAGCATTTGTAAACCACGACCTAGAATCCCGAGCTAGAGCGGACAGTCGATACAGTCACATCATTGAAATTCTCGCGATGTTTAGAAGAACACTTAAGGATGAT